CCCTGGTGGCCCTGGTGGCCGCCGGCTGGCCCTGGTGGCCCTGGTGGCCGCCCGGCTGGCCCTGGTGGCCGCCGGCTGGCCCTGGTGGCCCTGGTGGCCGCCGGCTGGCCCTGGTGGCCCTGGTGGCCGCCGGCTGGCCCTGGTGGCCCTGGTGGCCGCCCGGCTGGCCCTGGTGGCCGCCGGCTGGCCCTGGTGGCCCTGGTGGCCGCCGGCTGGCCCTGGTGGCCCTGGTGGCCGCCCGGCTGGCCCTGGTGGCCGCCGGCTGGCCCTGGTGGCCCTGGTGGCCCGGCTGGCCCGATCCGAGGGCCAGACATGGAAGGGGCCGGGCATTGCTGCCCGGCCCCGTTCCGCCGCCGCCTGTTAGACCGCCCCGCTCTCCACCAGAGAGAGGGCCAGCTTGATGGCCCGTGCCAGCCTGTACATGTGCTGGTCATCTGCCACCGGGGCCGCCACCGGGGCCGGGGCCGCCACCGTGGCCGCCGCCACCGGGGCCGCCACCGGGGCCGCCGCCACCGGGGCCGACTTGGCCGGGGCCGGGGCCATGGCAAGGGCCGCCGCCTTCCGGGCCGCCTTGGTGGCCGCCGCCTTGGCCGCCGCCGCGAAGTGAATGCCGCTGGCGCGCTTGGTTTCCGCCGCCTTCTGGCCCGCCGTCATGCCGGCCAGCCGGGCCGCCTCCGCCTCCGCCGCCTCCGCCGCCGCCTTGGCCGCCCGATTGGCCGCCCGAGTCAAAACCGCCTTCTGGCCCGCCGTCATAGTGGCCGCCTTATTGTTCCGCTTTGCCATGGTCCTAGCCTCCATAATCCGGGCTGCCCTATGCCGCTCCGGTGACATCAGACATAATTTCGTTTTCCGCAGATTGCAACCGTTTTTCGGTAGTTTTTTTCGGAAAAATGCTGCGATATCCGCAAGTTATTGAAAGCGGGATCATTGCATACCGTGGCATCCGCTGGTGACCGCTGGCCGCCGCCATGGTCACCATTTGCGGGGCCGCTGGTGACCATGGCTGCCCGTCATGGTGACCGCTGGTGACCGCTTGTGACCGCTGGCCCGTCATGGTGGCCGCTGGTGACCAGGGCGGCCCCATGGTGACCGCTGGCCGCGACTGGTGACCGGCTGGTGCGCCGCTGCGATCCGTGGCCGCGCATTGCGATCCGTGGCCGCGCCGTGGCGATGGCCCGGCGGGCTGGCGATCCATGGCCACGGGGCCGCGATCCGTGGCCGCGGGCTGGCGATCGCCGGCGGCCGGGTGGCGCCGGCTCGGCGGCCCCTCGGCGGCCCCTCGGCGGCCGGTCGGCATACCCCCGTACCCAATGGGGGGTCCGTAACTTTTTCGGAACGAAGTCCAGACCGCGCCCCGGACACATCTTTTATGGTTGCAGAATTGGGAGCCCTGATTCCGGGTTTCCGGTATGCCATTGCATGCCCGGCCGGTCCGAGCCCGGCCCAGACCGCCGGGTTGCCCGGATATACCGTTTTCCGGTATTGTCGGCTTCCGGCAAGCAATGGAGTCGCTGCGATGGATTTTCCCGAGGCGCCTGAGTTCACCATCCCGATGACGGCCGAGCGGCTGCGCTGGTGCATGGCCGCCGTCGGCTGGTCGCGCGGGGAGCTGGCGCGACGGCTCAACATCAACGAGAGCACCGTAGCCCACATGGTTCAGGGCAAGCGTTTCATTCCCAACCGAATTGCCATCTGGCTGGACACACTCGCGAACGTGGTCCTGTCGATGCCGACGCCGCATCTCTGGCAGGAGGGACGGACCATCGGCGCGCAGCGTCACAATGCCGGCGTGCAGCAGCTGGAAGAAGCGTGGGACAATGAAGCGGCGCTGCGCGTGAAGGGCCGCGCCCCTCGCGATGGCCTGACCCACGACGACGCTGCGTAAAATCCCATCTTGACATCGGGACGGCGATAGCGACCAAAATCGCCATCATTCCGATTTCTGCGCCAGCCCCGTGACGGATCGCCGCGATGCCGATGCGACCGCCTGTGCATGGCGCGGCGACCGTGGGCGCCCGGCCGCAGCGCCGCGAGTGGGATAGACCGCGCCTTTCGGCCTGGAAGCGCGGCTACGACGACACCTGGCGGAAGCTGCGCATCATGCACCTTGCCCGCGAACCGCTGTGTCGGTTCTGCGCCGAGAAGGGCATCGTGGAGCCGGCGGAGGTCGTTGACCACATAGAGACGATTGAGGCTCGCCCCGATCTTCGGCTCGACGACCGCAACCTGCGCTCGTTGTGCGTCGCCTGCCACAACAGGCGCACGGCGGAGGATCAGGCGGCGAGATCGAGGGCGACATGAAGGGCCGCAAGCCAATCCCGACGGCGCTGCACAAGAGCCGGGGAACCCTCAACACGACGCGCCACGAGAAGGGCCGCGCCGGTGAGCCTATCGCCAACGGCGACCTGATCGACGCCCCGGACTGGATGACGGAGGGCCAGCAGGCGAGCTGGCGCTACGCCATCGAGAATGCGCCGCTGCACCTGCTGAAGCGGATCGACCGCGGCGTCCTGGCGGTTTGGGTCATCGCCGAGGAACAGCATCGGCTGGCCGCGATGGCGCAGGCGAGGATGGATGCGATCTCGGCGATGCCGATGCTGGTCAAGGATCGCTTCAAGCAGGCGATGGCGTCGCCCTATGTGGGCCTGACGCACCGCGCCGGCCTGCGGATGCTGAAGGCTGCCAGCGAGCTGGGCTTCTCGCCTGCGGCGCGGCCGCGCATCGCCTCGGGCGCTGCGGCGGAACCCCCCGCGCCCGACGAAAGCCCGTGGGCCAGGCTGCGCGTGCTGCAGGGCGGCAAGCCGGCGTAGCTTGGCCCACAAGGCGGCTGCGGCTGAGTTCCCCGGCGTCCAGGCCGGCATCGACTACGCCGAGCTTGTCGTCAGGGGCGACATCGACGCCGGCCGCTATGCCAAGTGGGCGTGCGAGCGGTTCCTGCGGGATCTGCAGGCGGCCAAGGCGAAGACGTCGCCGTGGGAGTTCAACCCGGCGAAGGCCGAGGCGCCGATCGTCTTCGCGGGCCTGCTGTCGAACATCAAAGGGCCGGCGGCGGGCTCGGCGCTGGAGCTGATGGACTACCAGAAATTCTGGTACGCCAACGTCTTCGGCTTCTACGCTCGCGGCACCGAGGCCCGGCGGTTTCGGCAGGCGTCGATCTGGGTTCCGCGTGGGAACGGCAAGACGACGGGCTGCTCGCCGGTCACGCTCTATGCCAGCTTTTGCGAGGGCGAGGGCGGCGCCGAGGGCTATACCGCGGCGGTCACCCGCGACCAGGCCCGCATCCTGTTCGACAGCTGCAAGGAGATGGCGCGGCGCTCGCCCGAGTTTCGGGGCGAATATGGCGTCGAGGTGATGGCGAACTCGATCTACCAGGATCGGACCGCCTCGAAGCTGATCCCGGTGTCGTCGGATGCGAAGGCCCTGGACGGGCTCAACGTCCACATCGCCGTGTGCGACGAGATCGGCAGCCACAAGACGGCCGAGGTCTATGACGTGCTGCTCACCGCGCTGGGCAAGCGGCTCAACCCGCTCCTGGTGTCGATCAGCACGGCCACGTCGAACACCGTCGGCATCGGCAAGCAGCTCTGGGACTATGGCGTGCGCGTGCTGTCGGGCCAGCAGGTCGATGATCGCTTCTTCGCCCTGATCTACACGATAGACGACACCGACGATCCCTGGGACGAGGCGACCTGGCGCAAGGCCAATCCAGGCTGGGGCGTGACGGTGCAGCCTGACGCCTTCCGGGCGATCATGGTGCAGGCGCGCAATAACCCGGCGCAGGAGAGCTTCGCGCAATCGAGGCACCTGAACATCTGGCGGGGCAGCGACGAGGCGCTGTTCTCCATCCGCGCCTGGAAGTCCTGCGCCAACGCCGAGCTGTCGCTCGACGCCATGGAAGGCTGCGAATGTCACCTCGGCCTCGATCTCGCGAGCAAGGTTGACCTGGCGTGCCTCAGTCTCGTGTTCCCCGGCCGCGCCGAGGAAATGAAGCTGCGTTACGACGTGTTCGGCCGCAACTACGTCAACGAGGCGGCGATCCTGGAGGCCCGCTATGCGGCCTATCCGGGCTGGGCGGCGGACGGCTATCTGACGGTCACCGAGGGCAACGAGACCGACTTCTCGCGCATCGAGGACGACCTGCTGGAGTTCATGCGGCGCTTCCGCATCCTCTCGGTCGCCTACGACCCCTGGGCAGCGACGCAGTTCGCGCAGCGCATGATCGCGCAGGACGTGCCGATGGTGGAGTTTCGCGCCACGACGCAGAACTTCAGCGAGCCCTGCAAGGAGCTTGAGGCGGCGATGCGGTCGAACCGGATCGCGCACGATGGCGACCCGGTGCTCGAATGGTGCATCGGCAATGTGGTCGGGCGCTACGACGCGCGCGGCAACGTCTATCCGAAGAAGGCGCGGCCCGAGAACAAGATCGACGCGGCGATGGCGGCGATCATGGCCATTGCCCGCTGCATGGCCGCGCAGGAGCAGCCTTCGGTTTATGCCGAGCGCGGCATTTTGACGATCGGGTGAAACCATGAGCGACACGGACACTCTGCCCGCGGATGGCGTCGCGGTCGCCGCGGCAGCCGACCCGGCGCCGGCGCACGCCACGCCGCCGGCGCCGGTCGTGCCGCTGCACACCATCCAGGGCATCGTCACGCCCGATGGCTTTGAGCTGGGCGTTCACCGCATGCGCGTCCCCGGCGGCTGGCTGTACTGGCTGGCGCCGATGAATGGCGCCTACATCTCGTCGTTCGTGCCCGACGCGGCCCCCTGATGGGCCTGTTCGACGGGGTTGCGTCCCTGCTGGGCTACACGCCGAACCGTGCCATCGAGCCCAAAATCCGCGACGCCGTCGATCAGACGATGCGCGACTACTCGCTGGCGTGGCCCACGCCGATGCTGTGGGGCATGTTCGGGGGCGCCGGATCGAGCACCGGCATCCCGATCACCCCGCTATCGGCGCTGCAGGTCTCGGCGGTCTATGGCTGCGTGAAGCGGCTCAGCGAGGACCTGGCCGGGCTGCCGTTCGTGGTGGAGCGGCTGCAGGATACGCACGGCTGGACGGTCGATCTCGACCATCCGCTCAACAACGTTCTGCTGCAGCCGAACAACTGGATGACGCCTTTCGAGTTCTGGCGATACATGGTCGTCATGCTTGAGCTGCGCGGCAACGCCATCGCCGTCATCAAGCGCGGCTGGGACGGCTCGCCGGAGGCGTTCATCCCGATCAACTGGGATCGCGTCAGCGTCCTGCTCTCGCCGCAGGGCTTCCTGTTCTACAACATCAGCCACCCGCAGGTCGGCTGGGGCGTCACGTTCCACCAGGACGACGTGATCCACCTGCGCGGCCTCACGGTGGATGGCGGCTACCTCGGCATGACGCCGATCGCCGTCGCGCAGGATGTGGTCGGCCTGGCGCTGGCGACGCAGCAGCATGGCGCCGTGCTGTTCCGCCAGGGCGCGCAGATCGCCAAGGTGCTGAAGCATCCCGGCAAGCTCGGCAAGGAGGCGGCGGAGCGGATCGCGCAGTCGATCGCCAACACGCAAGGCGGCGTGCAGAACGCCTACAAGACGTTGGTGCTCGAAGAAGGCATGGATATCGCCTCGATCTCGATGACCAACGAGGACAGCCAGTTCCTCGAAACCCGGCAGTTCCAGGTGATCGAGGTTTGCCGGATGTTCGGCGTGCCGCCGCACAAAATCTACGACCTGTCGAAAGCGAACTATCAGAGCCTGGAACAGCAGGATCAGGCGTATCTGACGGAGAGCCTGAAGCCGCGCGTGACCAACATGAGCCAGTCGGTCACGGCCAAAAGCTTCTACTCCGACGAGATCGGCCGCGTCCGCGTGCGCCAGGATTACTCGTCGCTGCTGCAGGGCGACATGAAGGCGCAGGCCGAGTTCTACGGCTCGGCGCTGAACAACGGCTGGATGACCGTCAACGAGGTGCGCGCGACGCGCGGCATGGCGCCGGTCAAGAACGGCGATGGCCTGCGCCAGCCGGCGACCACGGTGCCTCTCGGCACGGTGCCGCATGGCGGCGGGACGCCCGGCCAGCCGGAGAAGCCCGGCGGCATCGGCAGCGACATGCAGCCGACGCCCGGCGGCATGGCGCCGGTTTCGACCGAAACCGCGGATCAGGCGGTGCTGTGAATGTCCGGCCCCGGCTTCGGCTGGCGCGAGGGCTATGCGGAGCTTGGGAGCTATCGGAGCGGGGATGGCTTGGGCTGGCTCTATGCGCCCTGGGGCGAGCGGGGACAGTCGCTGGCGGGCACCGTCTGGAACTGGATCGACAATGCCGGTCCCTGGGTCGCGGTGGTGCTGCTGACGGCCTACGCGCCCTCCTACGTCGCCAACTTTCCAGTCAGGAGCGGACTCAATGGCGGCGAAACCTGCGTCCTCCCGGACATCGAAGCCGCCGCAGCCGTCGCAGCCGGCATCGCCACGTACCCCTGAGAAGGGCCGCCACGTCACGCGGCCGGTCGAGACGGCGCCGCAGAAGTCCAAAAGCGTACCGGCGAAGAAGATCACCACCCGGTCGGCGAGGTCCGAGGTGGTGTTCGTGCGCCAGGCCATCTCGCCGGTGGGCGGCCTGTTCGTGCTGAAGGTCCGTCGCATCCTCAACGCCGACCATGCGGAGCGGATCAGAGCCGCCTGGGCGGGCGCCTGGAAGATGGCGGGCCGCGACCTGCCGCCGGCGCTGCTGATCCTGGATGGCGAAACCGAGCTGGAAGCCCTGGGCTCGGCGCAGCTGGCCGATGCGGGGCTGATGAAAGTGCCCGCATGACCATGCGCCGGATGGCCCTTCCGACGCGGATGGTCACCGACGACCTGGACGACCGCGCGGTGACCGTGACGTGCTCGACCGAAAGCCTCGGCCGCGACGACATCATCCTGGTCTCGGCCGGCATCGAACTCGACAACTACCGGCAGAACCCGGTCTTCCTCTGGCAGCACAAGACGGAATGGCCCGTCGCGCGCGCCGAGCAGATCGCGGTGGAGAATGGCGACCTGGTGGCGCGCGTGCGGTTTCCGCCGCCCGGCGTCAGCGCGCGCTGCGACGAGGTCCTGGGCCTGATCCGGGCCGGTGTCATCAACGGCGCCTCGACCGGCTTTGACGTACTCGAGGCCGAGCCGCTGGACCCGGCCAAGCCGCGCAAGGGCACGCGCATCCTGCGCTGCGAGCTGCACGAGGTTTCGTTCGTGTCCATCCCGGCGCTGCCCGACGCGCTCATTACCGAACGCTCCGCCGACGAGGAACTGCATGCCATGGTCGATGCCGCCCTGGAACGCCAAGCGACGGCCGAGAAGCTGGCGACGGTCAAGCGCGGCGTCATGAAGCGCGGCCTCTACACCGTGGCGCAGCTCGCCTACCTGCTCGAAGAACTCGGCTGGCTGAAGTCCTCGGCCGAGTGGGAAAAGGACATCGAGCAGGACGGCAGCACTGTGCCGGCGCAGCTGGGCGAGGCCCTGAAGGCGCTGGGCGACGTGCTGATCGCCATGACCGGCGAGGAAGTCGCCGAGATGATGGCCGGCGCCGGCATCGAGGTTGAGACCGGCGACAGCATGGAGCTGGCCGCGCAGCCCGCGGTCGTGCGGTTCCGCAGCGTCACCAATCATGTTCGCAAGCTGAACACCCGGCCGCCCGAGAAGCCGAAGGCGACGCCGTTGCCCGAGAATTACGTGCGTATGGCTGCGCTTTTCGAGATCGAACTCAAGGCAGTCGCGTAGCGGGCCTTTTCGACGCGACCGCCCCCGGCCAGGGCCGCCACCGCCGCGCAGGCGGCTTATCCCCCACGACGGAGATGAACGATGGCATTCGACAAGCTGCCAGACCTGAAGCGCGCCCGCGCCGAAGCGGTGGAGAAGCTGAACGTCCTCAAGCGCGAGTACGTCACCATCGTCAAGCGGGCCGAGGACGGCGAGAAGACCGAGGACGCCGATCGCTCGCGCCTCGATCAGCTGACCGACTCCATCGCGGAGCACGAGCAGACGATCCGCGACCACGACGACCGGATCACCCGCTGCGAGCGCGCGCTGCAGTTCGAGGCCGACGCCTCCACGCCGGTTGACCAGAGCGACGCGGGCCGCGGCCGCAACCCGGATCGCGTTCGCCAGCGCGCCGAGGCGCGGGTGCGCAAGACCGACTACGAGACGGACCCCTCGCTGGTCATCGGCGGATGCTGCCGGATGCTGGCCGCCGGCGGCGGCACGCTGATGGGCGCGCGCAGCATGGCCATCGAGATCCTGGGCGAGCGCAACCCGGTCACCGAAGTCCTGCACGGCACGCGCGGGTTCGACGGCATGTCCTCCGACTACCAGCGGTCCCTGATGGCCTCGATCGGCGCCTCGGGCGGCTTCATTGTGCCGCCCGACTATGTGGCCGAGCTGATCGAAGTGCTGCGCCCCATGGCCGTCGTGCGCAGCAGCGGGCCGCGCACCATCGAGATGCCGCGCGGCACCATGCAGATGCCGCGCCAGAACCAAGCCGCCACCGCGACCTACGGTGGTGAGACGACGGCGATCCCGGTTTCGCAGCAGACGGTCGGCCAGATCGTTGCCACCTACAAGAAGCTGACGGCGCTCACCCCGGTCAGCAACGACCTGATGCGCTACAGCGATCCGGCCGTCGATGCTCTGGTGCGTGACGATCTGGCGCAGGTCATCCAGCGGCGTGAAGACCTGGCCTTCATCCGCGGCGACGGCACCCAGGACAGCCCCAAAGGCTTCCTGACGTTCTGCCTGCCGGGGCAGAAGATCACCAGCAACTCATCCTACACGCTGACCACGGCGGCGCAGGAGCTGGGCGGCGCGCTCAACAAGGTTGAGAGCGCGAATGTGCCGATGGAAAACCTCGTCTGGATGATGAATCCGAGGTCGAAGAACTATCTGCTCAACGTGCAGAACAGCAACGGCTTCTACGTTTATCGGGAAGAAATGACCGAACCGAAGACGCTGCTTGGCTGGCCGTTCAAGACCACGACGCAAATCCCGATCAACCTTACGGTCGGCGCGAACTCCGACTGCTCGGAGATTTACTTGGTCGCGATGAAGCAGGCGATGCTGTTCGACAGCATGCGGCTGGAACTGGCGGTCTCGCGGGAGGGCACCTATACCGACGCCAACGCCAACCTCGTGTCGGTCTTCCAGTCGGATCAGACGATGATCCGGGCCATCGCCGAGCACGATTTCCACATGCGCCATGACGAGGCCATCTCGATCATCACGGGCGTCCGCTGGGCGCCGGCCATCAGCTAAGAAACCGCAGCGGAAGGGCATCAGCTCATGGCGAACGAACTTCTCATCGCGAAGGACCTCGAGTCCATCATCAACCCCGCGATCTCGTCGGTGTATTCCACCGCGACGGCGGGGGGCACCGGGGACAACACCGAGGTCGTTGGCGCCACCATCGACCGCCTGACGCTGGTGCGAAACACCGTCGCTCTCACCGGCGCGGTGCCGATCGGCGGCGTCTTCATGATCTACTACGAGGCGGTGCTGCAGGCGACCTATACGCTCACCATCAAGAACGCCTTGGTGGAGGACAGCGCGGACGGCAGCACCTGGGCGACCGTGTTCGATCAGACCGGCGTGGCGGGTCCGATCCCACCGGCATGGCCCGCGGCCGGCGTGGTGGACACCGGGGCCACCGGAGGCAGCACGCAGCGTGGCGTGATGTTCTTCGGGACCGACCTGCGCAAGTGCCGCCGCTACGTGCGCTTCGACTTCACCCCCGACCTTTCGGCCAGCGGCACCGACACCCTCAAGACCGTCGGCATCGCGGTCCTCTCGGGCTTCGACGAGGTTCCACCCGGCGTCGTCTGATCTCCAACCTTAGCCGAGGACTGCTCTGCCCATGGCGACCAATGATGCGATCACCAACGTCACCTTCCTCAAGTCGGCCGGCGTCTACCGGACCGGCGAGACGGCGGGCTTCCCCAACGAAATCGCGCAGGGACTGATCGAGCGCAAGCAGGCCGTGCTGCACACTGCGCAGCCGCATCCCGTCTATGCGAACGATCCAGTCGAGCAGAAGCGCCCGCAGCAGAGGGCCGCCGGGTAGCTCCGGAGCGCGATGTACTCCTCGCTGCGGATCACCACGCCGCCGACCGAAGAACCGATCTCGCTGTTCGATGCGAAGAAGCATCTGCGGGTCGATAACGACTACGACGACACGCTGATCGGCGCCCTCATTACCTCGGCCCGCACGATGGTCGAGATGACGATTAACCGCTGCCTGCTGACGCAGACGCTGCTGTGGACGATGAGCCAGGACCCGCCCTCGGGGGCGCTTCCGCTGCTGCCGCTACCGCTGCTGATCCTGCCGGTGATCCTCACGGCGCCGCAGGTCATGAACAAGCCGCTGGAACTGCCTCGCTCCCCCGTCCAGTCCATCACGTCGATCACCGAGACCGACATCATGGGCAACGTGACGACGCTGGATACGACGCAATACATCCCCGACCTGGCCGTCGATCCCGCGCGCGTCCGGCTGAACTGGCTGGTGGTGCCGCGCTGGCTGCAGCACATCCAGGTCACCTTCGTCGCTGGATACGGCAGCACGCCGGCTTCGGTGCCGCTGCCGATCGTGCTGGCGATCAAGATGTGGATTGCCTTCCTCTACGAGCACCGCGGCGACAACCCGGAGAGTGCCGGCGAGCCGCCGAAGGCGATCGAATACCTGCTCGCCCCCTACAAGGTGGCGTTCTTCCCGTAGGGGCGGCGTATGGCAGTCACCGAGGTCGAGATCGGGACGCTGCGCTGGCCCGTCGAAGTGTCCAAGCGCGTGCAGACGCCCGACAGCGGCGTCAGCCTCACGGAGTCACCGGCCAACCGCATCGTGGTGCGGGCCAACATCGTCGCCGTGAAGCCGCAGACCTTCCTCGCGGGGACGCAGACCGACCGGCCCATCACCCACTACATCCAGATGCGATGGCTCGGCTGGCTCGATGAGACGTGGGTGATCCAGCGCCGAGACAGGCTGCCCGATGGCAGTGACCGCATCGAGACCTATCGCATCCGCCGGGTGAAAGAGATCGACGGGCGGAAGCGGTTCATCGAGGTCGAAGCCGAGCTTGAGCAGAGGTTCGACGAGGGCAATGCTTGATCTGCACTTCGATGTCGTCGGCGGTGCGCTTGCCTACGACAAAAAGCACCTGCGCGCGACCATGCGCGGGGCCGGCATGGAGGTGGCGGCGGTCACCCGCAAGTATATCCGGGGCGGCCCGAAGACCGGCCGCTTCTACTACCGGAAAGGCGGCGGCAGGTATCAGGCGTCCGCGCCGGGCCAGCCGCCGGCCAACCGAAGCGGTGTCCTCGCAGGCAATGTGCGCGTCTTCGTCGCCAGCGATGCCGAGAGCGTCAAAATCCGCGAGATGGCCCGCTACGGCTGGCTGATGGAGCATGGCCGCAACAGCCCGCTGCGCCAGCCATTCCGCAAAGGCAAGCGCGTCGGCGTCGCGATCCAGCTGGCCCCGCGACCCTACCTGACCAGGGCGCTCAACGAGCGAATCGGCCCCATCCAGGTCCGCATCGCCCAGGCCGTCTACCAGGACACCAAGTTCGTCCGGCAGCGGCCGTGAACATCGACACGATCATCTCGCAGCTGCGCACGCTCTGCCCGATCTTCAACGGCAACATCGCCGGCGCGGGCGGCTATGCGAACGGCGTGCGCGATCAGGTCTGGCTGCCGCTGCCTGCCGCCTATGTGCTGCATGCCGAGGAAGAAGCCGAACCGAATCAGAGCATGACGGCGTCCTGGCAGATCGTGCATGAGCGCGTCGCCATCATCGTCGTCATGGACACCAAGAATGCCGGCGGTTCTCCCGACTTTGCCGACCGGCGGGGGCAGGCCGCTGCCGCCAATCTCGACACCTTCCGGGCCGCATTGTTCCGCGCGATACTGAACTGGCGGCCGGACTGGGACCCGAACAATCCGGGCACCAACCACGAGACGCGCGGCATCTACTATCTGGGCGGCTCGTTTCCTGCCGATGGCGCCTTCGATCGGGCGCGGTTCTTCTACCAGTTCGTTTTCGGTCTCGACACCACCTACACCGATCTCGACGGCTGGCAGCTGCCATCCGACCCGCTCATCGACATCCGCGGCACCATCACCGTCGATGGCGGAGCCGATCAGGTCATCATCGACGTGTCCT